GGCTTACAGTCTGTATATTCCTGTATAATACTGTAAAACTGTGGTTGGGAGTAGGTGTATTAAGAGTTATCAACTCATATGATAACCGGTATTAGTGTAGAGGGAGATGTTAGTCTCCCTCATAGGGGTCGAGTCCACCCTTCTCTCCCCCTGTATACGTGAGGGATCGGTTTTTATACCCATGTAGGTACGCTTGAATTGCCTTCTAGACCCCTTGCTTGGTCTCTCTGCTCCTTATTCATACCCATTACGATATGATTAGCAGATCTGGTGGGAGATGTAAGGAAATCATCCAGTAAACTGTTCCATTCGTCCCTTTTTCTTTGTTTTATTTGATCATGAGCATTAATAGACATCGCATCGGTAAAGTATTTTACACCTTGTGCAAGTGTATCCAACCTATCGTCGTGCTTTACTGCACCTTTCTCCCGACACATCCTACTCATCTGATAGAAGAGCATGTAGAGGAGTCTACTCTCAGGCGGAGCGTCTTTGTTACTCCTATAGTCCCAGTCGATAACCCCACGATCAACAACAAGGCGATGCTGGTTAAGGACAGGTTCAAGAGCATCAATAATCCGATCCTCTTTCCTGACATTCGCTCTAATCTCCTCAATGTCAATGAATTGTCCCGTCTGTTGAATATGTTTCTTAAAAAGTTCACTTACTATACCATCTCCAAAGTTTGTCTCTATTACAAGTTTAGTTACCTTGTATTTGCGACAACCACGGAGTATGTTGAGTAGTGTATCGTCGCTGTAGCCGTCTCTGTAGGCTCTCATTTCGTGTAGATATAGAAAACCATTACGTTGAGATAAGAAGGCTGCTGCAGTCTCGTCTGTACCCCTTCCAGAGGGGTCTACACTGCATATTGTTTCGTCATATGGACCCCATTCTCCCTGTAGTTGCATAGGACTGTAGAAATAGTCCCCGGGTAAGCCTACAGTTGGTGCATCCTTTATAACATTTGCTGGATCTGAACACCAGACCACGTTATCAGGAGCAGTAGTAGGATTGACGCTAGTAACCACAAGGTCAGCCATTTTAAGAGGGAATTTCTCTGCATCACTTAAGCTTGTGTCTAGTTGAAATTGAAGCATGTAGTTGCTCCGACCCATAGCTGCTTCTCTTTCTATGAGGTCTTCTTCGCTAAATCTATCCGGATCTGTTACACTCCACTCATCAGCTCCCATATCCAGATCTTCTTGGATCTGTGGTGCTAGGAGTCCTTCGTATTGACTAAGCTTTCCTTTTCTTGGATATCTTGACGGCCAAACAAATGGTCGATAGCTCCGCTCTGCCAGCTTACGATAAATAGTAAAAGTAGTCTGAGGAGTCCCGAGATACATAATACGGCTATCGTCTTTCGGCGTAAGGATTGCTTCGGCTTCTGTGCAGAGTTGAAGTAACTTCTCACGCATAAGCTCCGTCATACTGTTGCCCGGAACCTCTACGTCGTCTAAAATCATGAGATCTGCTCGGCTTCCGGTTAGCTGTCCAGTGATTCCCACCGACTTTACGCTGGGAGCTTGGTGTGGTGAACAGTTTACGTCGAAGCTGATGCGACTCCAACGAGAATCGTCCGATTTCGGTTGTAGATGACTTAGCCATGGTGTTTCAATGATAATTTTTTGTAAAAAGATGGACATGTTATCTGCACGTTCTTTAGATGCAGATATAATCATTATTTTCCTTTCATTGTCGTTAAAAAGCGTCCAGAGTACAAATGCACCTGTAATCCAAGACTTTCCTACTCCTCGGAAGGCTTGTATCTGTAAACGCTTAGGTCCGTTCTGTAAGTAGTCCGCAATAGCGTACTGAGCTCTAGTAGGTGAAGGAAGACCTAACTGATCCCACAATGCTTGTAGGAACAGCTTAAAATCTTCTTTTAGAGAGGTTACTATTTCATTATCCGTCATATTTTAAAAAAGTTCTCTGTAAGCATCTAACGCATCATCACTAAGTTCCCAAATTGTCATTTGTTTCCAAGAAGGGTTGTTTGTTTTGATCCTCTTTAATAAATTCTTAAACTTAGTAGCTTTAGAAGTTACCCGTTTCTTCTTAGCTTTCGGTGTAACAGGAATCTCTACATCTTCAGCTTGGTATGGTAATAAAGGTTCTTCTGACTTAACACTTTTTAAAAGTTGCTCTCTAAATGCTATATCGTCAGCAAACGCTTTATTTAACATATCCATTCGAGCATCAAAAGCTGCGTCTGGACTCAGACCTTCAAAAGCATCATCTAACCATGTTCGAGTGTTTTCCATTGCAATTTCTTCTGATCGTTTAATAATTTTAGCAAACTTTTTAACTAACCCTTCTCTTTGCCTAGGATTCATTTTCTTGATCTTTGCTGGATCAATTAATAGCTGACCATATTTACCTATCTGTTGTTCTAAGAAAGGGTGTACTACATCTAAGTGTGTACTTTTGTGTAAAGCCATTAAGTTATCTGGGTGATTACCTAATTGCAAACCTTCTCGTTGAAATATTTTTATCAGTTTCTTACGTTGTATTGGTGATAGCCCATCAAATAAAGAAGATGTAATACGTAATGCTGATATGTGATGTCCGTGAATAGTTTTAGGATCAATGTTTAGATCTTGTAAACCATCTAAAAAATCTTTAACAACTTCATCTCTATTTTTAGTAAAAGCACTCCAGTTAAAAGTTTCATCACCTATTCCAGCTTTTAAAACTCTACGTTTATACTGACTCATTAAAGGTTTTCCAGCATCATCAATACCATATAACATGTCTTGTATATCTAATTTAGCTGTATCAGTCCAACCTATTTGATTAAATAATTCAAGATTTTTCTTAGTTATATTAGGGTTAAATCCTTTTTTAGATATACCTTTTGCCTCATCTGATTTAGACATAAAGAAAGGTATGTTTATACCATCCGCAGTCTGAGCAAAAGGTGACTGACTAAATACATCATCAATTATTTCAGTTAGCTTTTTAGTTGCTATAGGATTAAATGGTGACGGTGTTTTTCCACCAGTAAACATAGTATCAGTCTTCATTCCTAAAGTTTCTAATACTAAATCTTGTGGGTTATCTTTATAATCAGCAGCCCCAAGTCCAGTCAAACCTACTTCTAGGGACTTCATTGGATACTTTTTAATAAGGTTTCCGACTCCAGTTATCGCACCACCTAATATAGCTGGTTTAGCTAGAAAAGGTGCAGCTAAAAGCATAGCATCTACTCCAGCTGCCTGTGTCTGACCACCTCTAACAAAATCATCTAAACCGTTATTTATTAATAATTGAGAGTCTGCATCAGATAACTGCATACCTGATTGAGCTTTTTTAAGAGCATGTCTCACATTTAATCTGTTTTGTTCTGTAGGATCTTCACTAAAGACAGGAAACTGATACTCGTCATCTATAATTTTCTCATAATCTATTTCTTTTTCCATCAATTAATATGTGATAGGATTACATGCTCTCGATCTGTCATTCCAAATCTATTTCTCATCCACTCGAGCCAGTGGTTGCTACCTTTGTCCTGATTACATCGTTGACAACAGGATACAACATTCGTTGCAACGTCTTTACCCCCTTTACATTTAGGGTGTACATGGTCAATAGTAAGTTGTTGTAATTCATAAGTTTTTCCGCAATAAACGCATTGACAATTAAAGTGCTCTTTGATAGCTCTTCTCCAGAGCCTTTTAGATTCTGAACTTGTCATCGTTATTAAATTGTGTAAATAGTAATCAGGTTTTGGTAGTAATGGTGTCATAGATTAACGTCTGCTTGCTCCGCCTCTTCCACGGTTTGTTTTTCTTGACTCAGGCTTAACACTGCCGTCAGGTTGATGTGATAAATCCACATGTGGGCTAACTTTACGCTTCCTACGTATACGCATTAAATCACGCCTGTATGTTCGTTTAGCATCTGTGTTGTTAATCTTTTTATTTGTTTCGTTGTGTTTCTTCCTAGCTTCTGGATTGCTTCGGTAGTACTTTGCTGTCTTACCGGGATTCTTGCTAAGTTTAGGTCCGGGTCTTCCCATAGAGTCTGCTCTTTACTAATTCTGGATCTACCTTCGGTATAATTGAAGCTAGTTTGTCAAGTGGACTGCCCTCAAGAGCAACACCTGTAATGTCGTTAGTCTTAAGCCAATCACACGCTGCTTTTAAATCTTGAGTCTTTGCTTCTCCGTTCTTTATTAAACGTAAGAACTCTTCAGTTACAAGGTAGTGAAGCTCGTTAAAGCTTTCCTCGCCGGCCTTCTTAGGTATTACTCTTGTTTCGCTCATGATAGTTCTTTATATGCAGTTACATATACAGTCGCTGAAACTGATGCACCTGTGGCAACTGTAATAAAACTGATTCGGTTTTGGGCAGCATCAAACCCTGCAGGTAATCTAATACGTTTTCCTCCTCCATTTTCGCCAGTGGGTAAAACTCCATCAAAAGTTGAACGACTCACATTATTTGTAGCATTACCTATTCTAAATAATACAGCACTATTTCCATCATTTGTTAAATCAATACATTTATAATCAGAATCTACAGTAATACTACCAGAGGTTCTTGCTGGGGATGCTGAACTGTCATTATCGGTAACAGACGCTTTATACGCTGCACCTATTTCTTTAAAGCCGTCAGAAATAACGGCGGGGTTTGGGGGAGTTGGTCTCCAAGTCATTCGATGTCTAGTCCTTTTTTAACGATTTGTAGTGCTCTGTCATCTAAGTCATTATCTGTAGACTCAACTAGCTTTTCTAGTAGGTCAACAACAAACTTCTTAAACTTAGGGCTTTTCAAGCTTGTTAGTACAAGTGGTTTAATTAATGCTAACATTACTCTTCTCCGGGTGTTACGATTTGTTTTTTCTTAGTTGTTTTTTTAGTTTTTGGTTTTCCTTCTTTTTCTATAAGGAAAGAAGTCTTAACTTCTGGTTTCAGATCATTAGGACCATCTAAAGGTGGCTGACCTGTTTTATGTGCATCTGTGAATGTACTCATTAGAATAATTTAAATTTCTTTTCTTTTTTAGGTGGCTTGACTTTGACTATAGGTACTATATCCTGACACAGAATATACATATCTGTATTAGGTCGTATCTGAAAGCCTTTCTTTTGTAAGTCTGCACACTTATGGGCTCTTGTAAGTTCATACTCAAGCCTCATCTTTTCTTCATACCGTTTTGCTATATCTTTGCATTGTTGATAGCCTGACTTATCTAGAGGAATCATAAAGTTAATTTGAAATCCCCAGTTCTCAGCTAACGTGTAACTTGTAGGCTGCATAAACTCATCCAGTGGTTTGGTATGATTACCCATATAAAAAGGCTGGAATGTCATTGTACTTCCATTACAGCTTATATTAGGACCAAAATACTGCCTGCTTTGTGCTCCGTTGTTTTGGAACTGTACAGCTTGATTAGTTACGTTACCGGTAGCAGCAGCTACAGGATTGCTGACGTTTGTATCCTCAGCATAAACAGGTGTCGCTATTGCGAGAAGATAGAGTAAGTATTGGTAGTAGAATCTGTTTCGATCTCTCTTTCGATTGATATTGTTTCTATCGTGCCTGCTTCTCTGGTTGTGATCTGTAGATCCCAGTCCACTGCATCGTCTACTGGTGTGTAAGTTGCTGTTGTTGCCCCTATTCCACCAGTTCCACCAACTTCGATATTTGTACCACTGTATGTTGTTACTTCGGCTCCTTTGATATCGTGTTCTATGGTTTCTGTTATAGTTTGGTTTGTTGTCGTTGTTGACTGCATCGACCCTGTTGTAAACTGAGGCGTTACAGTGTTTGCTCTTGCGGCTGTGGGTGACAACAGTGCTAAGAGTATTATCCATTTAGTCATGTCTTAGGTTTTTGTTCTTGTTTCTTACCATTGCCAGTGGACAAGCCAAAAGTGGCGAGTGCTCCAGTAAATATTGAAGCTGGGAATGTTATATCCCCACCGGGACTCTTTTTAACCATGGGTAGTTCGACATAATTAAGGGTTATGATAAACCCAGACCAGATAACGACACCAAGACGAACCATCGCCCCCAATACCACCATCTGTTCTTCATGATCGTCTATTCCTTCTTTGATTCGTTTGAAGAGTCCTTTTTGTTCTTCCGGTTTTTTCTCCATTTAGCGATCTTATCTTGTAGGAATTTTTGTACTTTTTTACGTAGCCATTCAATTAAAGGCTGTGTAACCGTTGTAGCTGCCACAGCTGTAACTGCTGTTGTAGCTGCCACTACTATAACTTCCGTAGAAGGTTGTGGTATTGGCTGTTTAATAAACGGTATTTTTAAGGTAGGTGGTTCGGGTGGTTTCTCCTCAGTCTTGACGGGTTTAGCTTCTTGATCTCTAAGGTCGCTGGGTGGAACAACCATAGGAATATAATAAGGTACGTCAGCTGTAGGTAAAGGTATTTCAACTGTCTCTATCTGTACTGCATCAGGTAATACTATGGTGGGTACTTCCATTACTTAGCTTCTAATGCTGCGACTTTAGTTTCTAGTGTTTCAATTTTTGTTATTGCTTCTTGTAAGGCTTTAGTTAAATGTGCAACGATACCTATTGTGTTAACTGAATATCCTGTACTTTTTATACGTTGTGACTGCTCGTCTACAATTGTTGGATCATACTCAGTGCCATATACAAGATTTGGTAAGACTGTTTTAATTTCTTGAGCTATAAAACCACTAACATTATTAGATTTATCTGTTTCTTTCCAATCAAAATTTACTGGGCGTAATTGTTTAACTTTACTAATAGCTCCATCAGATATTGCAGTAATATTTTCTTTTAATTTTTCATCAGAAGTATCATTAAAATTTGCAGACCATTCGCCAGAACTATTTACAGTACAATGAGTAGCGTGTCCACCGTCTCCGTCATTAATTCGTCTGAAATATAAATAGTGATCTTTATGAGCTGTGTCAATGAATTTATTACCTTGACCAGTCATGTTAAACTCATTATCGGTATATATTGCACCAGTAACAGAGAGTGTGCCAGTAACTTTTGCTCCGGTATCTTGAGTCTCAAATTTTTTACTGTTATCGTAATATAGTTCTACGGCTCCATTACCATTAATATTTATACCATTATCACCACTATCAGGTTGTATAAAAATATTATCTGCTGCTTTAAGTATTAAATCATCACTCTGACAATCTATATATAGATCCTCCTGTGTGTTTTTAATAATGGAGTTCGTACCATCATGATAAATTTGTAAATCATTTGCATCTCCAAAAGTAGCATTAATACTATCTGCAAAATTTATTCTTGAATTACTAGCATCATATACAATATGTTGTGTTCCACTAGCAGTTTTTAATCGAAAATCACCTTGTATTATTGAACCTGTAGTATCACTTCCTGATACAGTAATACCAGAGCTTGTTGTCTCAAACTTTTTACTGTTGTCGTAATTTAACTCTACGGCTCCGTTTTCAGTAAACTTTGCCATAGTCTCATTAGCAGCTTGATTCATTAATCGCAAATATTTACTTGCAATTATCATGCTGTTTGTAGAACCAGAGTCAATACGGTCATCTGCTCCATCATGATAAATCTGTAGGTCATCACTATTCCCGAGATTTAACATTACGCCATCGTTACCTCTAAAATTACCAGTGATAGTGCAGTTTCCAGTTACATCTACACCCGAAGCAGTAGTCTCAAACTTTTTACTACCATTGTAATATAGATCTACTGAACCATCTGCTGTTGCAAGCAACATTGTTTCACTTACATCTTTATCATTAAAACCAATACTATCTGCGTGTATTCTTAAATTACCCGAATTTCTTGTATCTTTAAGAATCGAGTCCGTTCCATCATGATAAATTTCTAAATCATTTCCTGTTCCCAAGCGGATCTTCTCGTTATCTTGGAGGTCGATAGGAGTCTTTAAACCCCTATCATCAACTTTTGTTAATGCCATTAATTAGCCTCCGTAGACTTTCTTACCGTCAACAACTGCTTTATCTATAGCTGTAAAACTTTCAGAAGTCCAGATGGAGGTGGTTCCATCTAACTTTTTATATGCCTTGATTATCTCAAGGTGTTCAACGTTTCTCTTAATTTTGGCGTTGTATTCATCAGTAGTTTCATCTGATGTCTTAGCGGTGTTGATAACTGTTACGCTATCTCCAGCAGCCTTAAAAATAGCTGCTACTTCATCGGTTGTTCTTTCTTCCATTTATTTGCCCTCCAAGGCTGTGACTTTTGTTGATAATTCTTTTATTGCGTTGACAAGAATTGGCACTAATTTTCCATAACTAGCTTCTAATCTATCAGGGTTATTATCCATAACTAATTTCAAATAATCTGCTTCATTTTCTTTTTGTGCAGATTGTAAATCTTGTGCAATAAATCCATGTTCAAAAGTATCATCTTTTGAATTACCGTCCCTAGTAGCCCATTTAAATTTAACAGGTCTTAGTGCATTAATAAAATCTAAGCTTTCAGGCAAATCTATAACATTTGTTTTATCTCTTTTATCTGATAGAGAACTAATTGTTTGAGTATTACATCTTAAAGTACTGATATTGACACTACCAAGTGTAAATTCACCAGCTGCAGTTGCAGATGTGGCACTAGCACCTGTACCAATACAAACATTACCCGCACCTGTTGTTATATTGTTACCAGCAGATTCACCTATCCCAATATTACCATTTGAGGTAGTAACAAGCCTTAAAGCGTCCATTCCAACGGCTACATTATTAGCACCAGAGGTTATATCAGCAGCAGCGTTTTCTCCAATAGCACAGTTACCAGTTCCAGTTGTTAAATCAGTCATTGCACCTCTACCTACGGCTGAGTTTTTACCTCCTGTCGTACAATTCAGTAAAGCCTCTCTTCCAACTGCTGTATTATCACTTGCTGTTGTGTTTTTTCCTAACGCAGATTTACCCACAGCTACATTATCTGTTCCTGTCGTATTGGAATCTAGGGAAAATCCACCAACTGCTACATTATCGGCTCCACTTGAGTTCGATTTTAAAGCTTCATGTCCAATAGCAATATTATCACTAGCAGTCGTGTTGTTATCTAAAGCTCTTGTACCTATACCTATATTTCTATCACCAGTCGTGGTTTCTTCTAATGCTTGCTGTCCAACTGCTACGTTATCTTCCGAATCTGTAATAGCTTCTCCAGCACGATAACCAATAGCTATATTTTTTTCTCCTGTAGTTACTGAACTTAAAGCCTCGACACCAACAGCAACATTCATACTTCCAGTTGTGTTTGATGCTAAAGCTGAACTACCTACAGCAGTATTATTTGATGCAGACGTGTTAGCAGCTAAAGCTACTTTACCTATTGCAGTGTTACTTCCACCAGTTGTATTTGTTCTTAATGCTCCAAAACCAAAGGCTGCATTATTATTTCCAGTAGTATTAGCTCCCATTGAGTTATAACCAACTGCTGTATTTTCTTCTCCATTAGTATTAGCATCTAAAGCTGTTGATCCTACAGCAGTGTTATATGCTCCAGAGGTGTTATCACTTAAGGCTACATATCCAACAGCAGTATTGTGTGATGCGGTTGCAGCAGCATCTAAAGCTGCATGACCAAAGGCGGTGTTATTATTACCTGTAGTATTGTTACCTAATGCTCCACTACCGAAAGCATTGTTAGAACCTCCTGTAGTATTATTAGCTAAAGCGTTTTTTCCGACTGCAACGTTTTCTGCTCCACTTGTGTTTTCTTTTAATGCTGCATATCCAACTGCGGTACTGTCTGACGCAGTAGTATGTCTTAAAGCTCTATATCCAATACCAACGTTATAATTAGCATTAGTTTGAGTCTCTAATGCTTCAGCACCTAAGGCGACATTATATCCTCCTGTTGTAGCTGCTATTAAAGCATTTTTTCCTACCGCAGTATTTGATAGACCAGTTGTGTTTGCATAAAGAGCATCTTTACCTACAGCAGTGTTATTTGCCCCTGTCGTGTTTAATTGTAATGCTGATTTACCACATGCAGTATTGGCACTAGCAGTTGTATTTGACGCTAAAGAGTCTTTTCCTACAGCAGTATTAGTACCTCCAGTTGTGTTTGCATATAAAGCGTCTTTACCTAGACCTGTATTATTGGAAGCTGTAGTATTAGAGTCTAATGCTCCTCTACCAACAGCAACATTACTTGCACCAGTTGTGTTTAAACCTAATGCACCCATTCCAACAGCAGTGTTATCGGAAGCTGTAGTGTTAGCATCTAAGGTATACGCACCTACTGCTACGTTTGAAGCTCCAGTTGTGTTTTCTACTAAAGCACTTCTTCCAACTGCTGTATTGTTAGTTCCAGTTGTGTTTAAACCTAAAGTACCAGAACCTACTGCTGTATTGTTATCTGCTGTAGTTAAAGACCCAAGAGCAGCTTTACCTAATCCTGTATTATGTGAACCTGTAGAAAGTGCATCCATAGATTCAGTTCCGATTGCAGTATTATGACTTCCTGTAGTCAAAGCAGCTAATGAAGCTTTACCAACACCAGTGTTATCTGCTCCCGAAGTTAATGCTGTTAAAGCATTTTTACCAATGGCTGTATTATCAACTCCACTAACAGAAGCATCTAAAGCACTCTCTCCAAGAACTGTGTTACCAGCAACAGAGTTTGCACCTTTACCAACAGTTACGCTGTTAATAGTAAAGTCCTCGTTATTAGATATCTTAGCTGCTGTAACATTATCATCTGCAATCTTAGCTGTAGTTACAGCACCACTCGCAATCTTAGGAGCTGTTACTGTACCATCACTTGGTGTACCAATACTTACTGTTGTTCCGAGCGTGAGGATGAAATAGTCAGAGCCGCTAGCAGGAGCATTGGAGAAAATAATACTAGAACCATCAATAACAAATCCCTCTGAGGGTTGGCTGGTTCCAGAATTAGGTTTCTGAATGACTCCATTGATTGATACGACATGTTGTTGAGCTGAAGAACCGGGGTTTGATAAGACAAACCTATAAGCTGTTCCGTCAAATGTTGCACTATTACCTCCTGTTCCTGTATAACTAGATATTGTATTTATATAAAAGTCACCACTAGATGCTACTTCGTCCCATGAAGAACCATCATATACCTTTAGTTTATCTGTAGCACTATCCCACCACAAGTCTCCTTCATCTAAAGAAGAAGTAGGTGCAGTATTAGATACTCTATATCTTTCAGCAAAATCATTTATATCACCACTAAGGCTAAGTAAATCAGCTTCTTTAAGTGTTGCTTTATGATAGTTGTATATCTGACCAGAGCCAGTAGAACTAACCATCATAGCTACTCCATTATCAACAGTAGTGTTGTTAAATTGAGAGTTGATATTATTAATAGTTACTGTACTTCCGCCTACAGTTCTACCTGTAGTTGATGTACCAGATCCATTTACGACTAAACCTCCAGCATCTGCTATAGATATTACTACACCAGCTTGAGGCTGTGCATTTGGAAATGCTGCATCTGTTGCTATAACTTCTAATCCACCAAGAGGTGCGATCTGTGCAGCAACATAGTCGACAACAGCTCCAGATGTTGGTAACTGAGCATCACTATTAGATATAGATGTCTGTTTTAAATCACTAGCTAACTTGGCTAGTGTTACGTTAGAGTCTGCAATTTTAACTGTTGTTACGTTAGCATCTGTAATTTTAGATGTTATAACAGAGTTAGAAGCAAGTTCACCTGAGCCGACTGAGCTGTTAGCCAGTTCACCTTGTGTTATTGTATCAGTAGCTATCTTAGCTGCTGTGACTGCATCGTTAGCTATTTTTGCTGTAGTAACAGAATCGTTTGCTAACTTAGCTGTACTAACTGCTGAGTCAGTTATTTCACTTGTAGCTATAGCTCCACTAGATGCAGCTGTAACTCTACCCTGTGCATCAACTGTAATGTCAGCAGCAGAATATGAACCAGCTGTAACTGAAGTATTAGCTATCTTATCTGCTGTAACTGCATCATTAGCTATCTTTGCTGTAGTTATCTGATTGTCTGCAATCTTAACTGTAGTCACTGCATCACTAGCTAGTTTAGTATTACCTACAGCACCAGCTTGTATTTTAGCTTGTGTAACTGCATCACCAGCAATCTTGGCTGTTGTTATATTTGCATCTACTATTTTAGCAGTTGTAACATTATTGTCAGCTATCTTAGCAGTTGTAATTTGTGAGTCCGCTATATGCTGAGTATCAATAGAACCATCAACATAGTGCTCTGAGTTAATAGAGTCATCAGCTATCTTTGTTCCGTTAACTGCATCAGCTGCTATCATACCTGTAGCAACTGTGCCTGTGTCTCCTGTTGTTACTACTGTACCAGTTACGTTAGGTAAAGTAATTGTTCTGTCTGCTGTAGGGTCAGCTACAGTTAACTTAGTTTCGTGTGCGTCATCTGTAGCACCCTCAAAAATTATCTCTACGTCCTCTGCAAGAGTTAGGTCTCCAGTCATGGTTCCACCAGTGTTACTGAAAAACCTAGCTCCTACCTCTTGAGTTTTGTATAAGTTTTGAGTATAGTTATCATTAAGATCTTCTGACTTAATTGAAGATCCAGCATAAAAGGTGGCTGCTAGACTATCGACGTTCGTATCTCTAAGTATTTTGATTTTGGCTCCGTTAGCGGGAGCAGTATTAAATTGTACCGTGGTAGCGTTGGCAAATGACCACGCAGTAGTCACGGCTGCGTCAACCTGTACTTGTACGTCGGTTGACTTTAGATATGGAAATGTAAAAGAGTAATTGGTCTGAGACCCATTACCTGTATACGAATTTTCTGTAACAGCCATATTAATTAGTTGTTATTGTACTGTAAAAGTTTTTGTGTTTCTAAGTTTTGCTTTTCTATTTGAGCAGCTCCTTGAATGTTACCTTGTTCCATTTCAAAATCAGCTCGTTGTTGATCTATAATATTATCTTCACCTATTTTATAACGATCCTCGGCAAGCTTTTGCTCTTCACGAACTATTTTATCAATCTTTCTGAAGAAAGGTAAAAGTTTTAGTTTAAGTTCTATTCTTTCATTCTTACCTAAGATGTGCATATCTTTGTACTGTCTAAATTCCTTGATTTGTCTGCGAGTCTCAGGTAGTACCATAATCTCAGCTATTCGTTGCCAAGGTTGTCTTTCAGCCATATAAGATAGAATCTTGTTACGTTCAACAGTCTCATACTTATAAGATCCAGTAGAATCCATGTTTAATCTAGATATACCTGTATAATTAATCATTCTTAAGAAATCCATTGTTTCATCAAATGTAACAGTTTCTCCAGTTTGAGTTTTGTATGACATGTCTCCACCGGGTTGTGCACAAACAGCAAATGGATTTATAGCACAATTTATAGCTTGTAAAGGATCGTTAGGATCTGGCTCTTGTACACCATTATTACCACCACCTAAAGGATTAATACTATCAGGTAAGAAGTTTTTAGCTACAGGAAACTTGTTCATTAAATACTCGAGGTATTCTCCTTGAATATCCTTTTGAGCTCCATCAATAGCATTTGATAAGACACCTAATGCACTAGACATAGGGATGAATGATCTAGTAATCTGTGCAGCTAATCTTTGGAATCCACTTAAGTCAGCATTTAAAATAGCAATGATAGGTTCAATGCTAGTTAAAGGTGTATTCTGACCAAATGAAGCCATAAGAGTCCACATTAATTTACCACCTATATCTTCTACTACAGGTTGACCTAAGAGATGAGAGTATAATGCCATATCTCCTAAGATAGCTAAGGTTTGTTCTACACCGGGTATACCTTCATAGCTATACCATTTATCACCAATCTTAACAGTTTTAGGTTGGTAGCCATATAAGTCTCTATGTTTTCTTCTTGTTTCTTGGTTATAATGTCCATTACCTCTAATGTTACCAGCCATAGCATAGCTGTATGCACTCGTAAATAACAAGCCAGTAAACATTAATCTACCTGTGTACTCGTGCTGTAACTGTTGAAATACAACGTTAGCGTTTGGAGTATTAGTTAGATCTATACCATGTTCTAGTAGAGCTGCGGCTATCTGTTCATCAGTTTTTGCATAAATAGTTTTAGCATATCTATTCATGCCGGGAATTAGACTAATAGGAGTCCAAGAAGCTGCTGCTTTAACCCAGTTAACCTGTGTACGTGGGAATGTTAATTGATAACGAAGAGCTGGATATGCTGTAATTGCTTGATTAATCCACCTTGAAACACCATCATCTAAGTTTAACTGTACTTCCCCTGCAAGAGCTTTAGCAATAGGATCTTGAAGAATATCGTTAGAGTCAAATGTACTCTTAGCTAATCTTCGTTCAGCTTCTAAAAGTTTAGCTGGACCATCAGGGATATCAAGACCACCATATTCATATAAGACTTCATCATAAGCTTGCATTCTTCGAGAGTATGTACCCATCATATCAGCAGCATAACCGTCAGGAAACATTAAACCAGTACTACCATAACGTGCAGCAGGGATGCGACCTATGTCATTTAATCCAAGTGCCAAGTCTATCTGAAAATTCATACCAACGTTATTGTCTTTTTCATAGACAGTTTTCATCTTCCTGAGTATGTTACCTACTTTATCTTCTTGAATTTTAAAGTCTTTCTTATATGCTTTTAGTAATTCTGTTGGATCTTTATGAGCTTGTTTCATAGTCTTAAACGCATGTTTCAAAGCTCTTCTGTTTGTTTCAAATACTGCACCAAAGAAATAAGCTTGTCTTTTCACAGCATCTACATCACGTCTAGCTATAGCCCAAGGAATAGCACCTAGAGTATTTGTTAGTGGTTTGATTATAATATTATAAGCATTACCAACTGTAGCATTTATTGGTGCTGCTCCTGATAACATAAAGTTCATATGGTTAGCCCATAATCCTTTAGCAAATAAATTCATTTCTTTAGGATTAGGACTCTTAAGAGCACCCCAAGGTGTGACTTGTTGTTCAGTCCACTTATATAGTTTAGCTAAGTCACTAACGTCACCGTCAGTAGCTCTAAACACATCAACCATAGGCTCAAGGGCTTCTGGCATAGTCTGCTTTAAACCTTTTAAAGTTTGAAGAAACTTCTTATTCTTAGCATGTATAGAGTTTTGAGCTACTGTAAACTCATCTATAATACGTGTTATAACTGTGTCAAAATCACCAGCTGGTATTTCGTTAAACCAGTTTTTATTACGTAAAGACCAACCAGCTATATACTTATTCAATGAATACTCATTCATAAGATAGTTTAGTTTGTCCAGTATGACACCTATAACTCTATCATCATCTAACCAGTCTGGGGCAAAATCTTGTATAGCACCAGCTAAAGTACTAATCTCTCTACCTAATGTATCCATAACTCGAGCAGATGATGTAGCTATATCATAGCCTAGGAATCTGTCTGTTAGGTATTTGATAGCAAAAGCGATACCTCTAGCTTGTTCTTCGTTAACATAGTCAACTTTAAAAGTACCAAACAGTATGTTTTTAACATCTCGATCACTTAAGAATAAGTTTCTTACGTCTTCAACGTTATCCGCAGATATAATATCTTGAAATATACCCCAAGCTGCTGAGTTCATTTGCTGGTTATCATATCTAAAACCATCTACTATAGCGTCAAAATCACCTGACATTCTAGCAGACTCAGCTATACCCATAACAACGTCACGAGACTTGTCACCTACCATCATACCCTTCTCTCTCATAGCCTCTGTTATAATAGGTGCTGGATCGCCTGTAGAGTTGCCTAACTTGATGGCGGTAGTATCAGCCATATTACGGGCTACATTGCCTCTAGGAGGGATCTGGCGTGTCTTAGAAGCGGGATCTAGAAGTCCGGGATCTAGGTCAGGATCAATACCTAAGTCTAACTCAAGCTGATCTGGATTTTTAATCTTTCTTCGTTTAGCTGCTTCAATTTCATCAGCTAATTTTATATTAGATTCGTCAGCATAACCATCTAAAGTATTAAACTTACGTAAGTCATCTTCTAAAGCTAATAACTCATTAATTAAAACATTCTCATTTTGTTTACTGAGCTTCTTAGTTGATAAAGCTGTTTGTATTTCTTGTATCTTGATTAAAGTATTTTCATCAGTACCTTTAAACATTGATGTTTGTTTGTACTGTTCTGCTGCTTCATTTTTAGGTATGAACCATTCCATTTTTTCTGGTGCAGCTTTACCCATCAGTTTTGCTCTGTACATCTGTAATGCACCACCAGCTATGGTAGAAACAAACGATAATACAGCTGCTTCCTTTCTATTCTTTTCTCGTCTAATCTCAGGACTATCTTCGTCGTAAGTTATGAACTGTTCTGGTAATGGTAAGCGTCCGCCAACGTCAAAGACCCCGGGCCACATCTGTACCAGTGCACCAGACAAACTATGGTCTTCACTTGTATCACTAATACCACTTACAATTTGAGATTCTAATGTCCAAGCACCAGCAGTAGTTAACATTTTTACTAATGCAGGCATCTTAGGTATCTTACCAATTAAAGACGCAGTACCATAACCGGTTATCAATGAAGGAATAATAACAGAAGAAAGTGTACGAATCTGTTGATGTACAGGATCATCCATCTTTGTGGCAGCATCCCATCTATCATCTAATTCGTCACCCCACTCTCCCATCAGACCAACAGCATCCATAACGAAATCAGCTGCTCCCATACCGGGGGCACGTAATCCATCTATTGTGTCACCTAATATTTCAATAGGATTAGAAGAGCCATACATACTTACTTTAGGTTCATTCTGTTTTTCACCTAAATAAGTATCGTAGTCCATGTTATGGTACTTTAAATACCAATCATTTCTCATCTTATTACGTTCTTCTTTCTTATCTTCAGCAACTATTCCCATGTTTAAACCATGCTTCCACCAAGTATCATACTCTTCAAGCATTTTATCTTGGTTAGTTTTATCAGACAAGTCTACTGTACTGTTACCTATTTTAGATTTAAAAGGTGCATTGAAATTACCACCAGTAGTAATATTTTGTACTTCATTTGAATCAGAGTAGTCAAAAGCTATTTCTGGTTCTATTACCTGATTCTGTTCTTCTTCTTCTAGTAGTTCTTCTTCATTCATTGATATAAGTTAAGAATTTGATCTGATGATGGCTTGTTGATATCGACCCCATTTTGTTTCAACAACGCATTAAAGCAAAGAGCAAAGTTATTTCTATTACTCTTTGTACATTTACCTGTTAATTTTTTAGTTATGTCATCTAATCCCATCGGGTAAGTTTTACCTTCTAATTGAGAGTAACCACCTTGTGGATTAGCAGCTATACCATTTACAACCATATCCATAACATCTTTTGTAGTTAAGCTAGGATTTAGTTTTCTAGCCATTGTTATTAATACTTTTAAGTTACTATTAATAGCTCTATTATCAGCGTCTCCACTAAAAGCATTTAATGCAATAAAATTTTTTTCATCAATACTTAAAATAGAATTAGGACCATTTAGATTAGCTTCAATATTTTGTTGTAAATACTCTTTAGATAAAGTACCAGCTAGATTAGCAGATTTTGGTTGAATAAACTCTTCATATATATTCTTTGCAGTTAATGTTACACTAGAGTCTATTCTATCATCAAAGTTATGAAAAACGAAATTATTTAAAACTGATGGTCTGGAAGAGCCTTCACCTTTATCACCATAACCTCCTTTCTTTATAACTTTACCATTAGCATCTATAACAGCTGGTGTCCAGTTTGCATTAGATGCTTCAGTTGCAGCATATATTCCTTGCTCTTTTTCTATACCAAGTTCAAAAGCAGCTGAAACTGTATTTCTTGCGTTTGTAAAAACTTTAAATGCTGGATCATCTGAATCATCATTTAGTATTTCTCGCATAAGATGATGTTTAATTGCTGTAATGACTCTACGATCAGCTTCATTTATAAGAGAATCTTTAAAAGCTGTCTTGCCAAAAGACAATTTGTATATATCAAGAGCTGCTTTATCTATTGCCCCGACATCTCCATCAAGACTATTAATAACTTGTACAGCTTTATTTATCTTTTTAAATCGTGGATCATATGCGTAGCCACTTTCTATCTCTCTACCACCAGCATTGTTTGATATAATAATTAAAGTAGTATCTAAATTACCATCTACATACTCTCCTAAAGCACTCCCATATGTGTTAAATTCACCATAATCATTAGGGTTCCAGTTTAGTCGGTTATATCCTTCAGTTTGATAAGGAGTATTCTTAAGTAAATCTGATTCAAGAACTCTTACGTAGTCATTTTTTATTGCATTGAACTCAGTCCAATCACCATTTATTCCTTTTTCCCAAGCAGCATCGAAAGGTGCTACTTTGTCCCGTCTGTCAGAATCCAGTTTATTCTGAATATCTGTTTCTCTTTGCTTTCTAGCTTGATCTTGTAGTTCAACTAACTTTTCTTGTAACTCTTTAGATCTGGTAAGCATACCTACAGTCTCATTACCCATCATGGTAAGTTTACCTGTATCAGCATTAAAGTTTAATATGTTATCAAAGATTTCATATTGCTCTTCATCTGGTAAATCTTTAAAATGTGGATGTAAATACTCCAAGATAGCAGCGTTTACTTTCTGAGGATTCCAAGACTTAAGACCAAACTTACCATCACTAGATTCATAGATAGCACCTTGTATAATATGGTGAAGAGATTGGTTGGAAGTTTGTACATAATCCCATAGATCTTGTTTTGCTTCGTCATCAACAGCTGCATGAGCTTGTTTAATCTCATGAGCCATAATTTCTACTTTTTTAATAATAGAGTTTTGGTCAGTAAATGCTTGGTTAGCATTGTAACGAACTTCCGCTACATCTCTACCCCAAGTTTCGAGTGTTTTGATTATCTCTCTACCAGTTGCAGAATGACGAGGTATTCCTGTTTGCCTAAGAATTTCCTCGCCATATTCTCTATAAGTTTTAACAGCTAATGATGGAGTAAGTAAACTTTTTCTCTCACCATTTTCTTCAACAAAAGCTTTACGTTGTATTACTGAACTAATAGCAGCTCTACTATTTTTAACATCCTGTAGTACACCATTATGATAATGTCTATTACTACTAAGAGTTTGAACAGCTATCTCTTTTTTCGTAACAGGATCTAAAGGATTTGTTTTAGTATCACTGTTAGTTATTTCTGTGTTAGCGTTCTTCTCTATAGACTTCTCACTTTTAGTCCAGATCTCACCAGCTTCAACAATATAGTTTGGATCTAGTTTATCTAGTTGTCTCTCACCTTGTTTCTTACGTGCAAGACCATATAAACCTTGTGCAAGTTTAGCATAGTTTGCTGAATGAGTAGATGCAAAATCTTCATAAAACTTCTGCTGTTTTTCAGCTTCTTTAGCTCGTCCTAAGATAGCATCAATTTCTCTCTCAGCACGTACTTCCATAGCACTTGCTCTATTTGCAGTAACTTTATTTTCAAAGTTATTAATCTTGTTTATATTGTCAATCTGAGAATCATTAGCAGCTCTAAGTCCTCTGATTTGAAGTTGTGCATTTTTCTCTTCATTATTGGCTAATGTTTTTAAGCCATTGATTTCTATTTCACGTTGCTGTCTGATTCTGTCAATCGAGGCACTGAGAACGTCACCTCGATTTTGGAATCTTTGCTTCTGCCCGTAGGACTTATACCGTGATTTTGATATTTTAGCCATTGTTAATTTTTAACGAACCCCATAGCAATGTTACCGACTGAACCAGCAATACCTGATATTGTACTACCCCAAACTCTTTGTGCCGCAGCATTCGGAGAAGCCATAGCTCCTCTAACTGGCTGTGGTCCAAAGTCAAAGTCTTCGAGTTCTCTTGGATAAAGAAACTCAGCTCTTGGTGTAGGTAATGCTTCTTGTGGCATTGGTAAGAAACCGGGGTCAAGCATACGTGAAGCATATGCAGATAAATCTGCTGAAGCTTTGTCCGTAGCTAGTTCTTCAAATACAGCTCTTGCATTTCTGCCTGCACTTGCAAAGCCTTCGTTAAGCTGTGCTATTTGACGACCAAAATCAGCAGCATTAACTTGACCTCCTTTGGCAGCTGTACGTCCACTCATACCTCTTGCTCTTAGCTCTCCTTCTTTTAATAAGGACTCAAGGAAAGCTTCTTGTTTATCAAAAGCTTGTTCAGTATATATTTCTTCTAAAGCTCTTCTTTCACTTTCATAACCTGTTTGATAAGAAGTAGCATTTAGACTTAATTGTTTTGTATAGACGTCTTCTGATCTCTGAAATTGTGCTTCATTTGAAGCTTGCTCTCTGTTACGTATCTGTAAATCACGCTGATATCTCTTAGCATTCATAGCATCAGTATAGTCAGCAATACGACCTTCGTTACGAGCTTTAGTAGCTATCTCTTCTATAGCAAAGTCTCTGTTAGCTATGATAGTTTCTTTATCAAGTTCCCACTTTTCCATGTCGTAAACATAACGACGTTCTGTGGCATCATTCGATAGCTCGGCTTGTTCACGTGCAGATTTGGCAGCTTGTTGACCACCATGAATCTGTCCACCTACGGAAGCTCCTATACCAGCTCCTACTAAAGCAGATGTTGATGCTAAAGCAAAGCCACCAGAAGCTACAGCAGCTCCACCTAATCCTCCTAAAAGAGCTCCACCTATTATTGGTAATATCATTTGTTAAGTTCTCCTATAAAATCTTGGTGAGTAATGTCCCTCCCACATCATTGAATTTAATGCTACAGGGTACGGAGAATCATTAAATAATCTTAATTGGAAGTTGTCTGTTTTTTGATGTATTGGTAATGAAAAAGTCTTAGAGCCTGCAAGAGGAATATCATTTGCTAAGTATTGGTCAGCTATGATAGTAGCATTAAGATTATACCACTCATCTAAATAGATAAGTATATCCACACCATTACCGGGTGCAGAGTTAAATGTAATTGTTGTATCGTTTGTAACTGTAAAAGCTGTAGTTACAACACCGTCTAGTTTGACCTTTATCTGGTCTGTATCTGTATATGATAAATCTTCTTCATTCCAGCTGTATGCTGTAGTAGATCCATCTCCTGTATACTGTCTTGAGCCTTGACGTACTCCTTTAGACTTAAGCTTGAAACCCATAATTCCAGATAATCCTACAATGAATTTCATGCGAGCTATAGTTAAACTAGCTGTAAAGTCTGATCGTTTATTCATCTCATCTAAGAAGTAATAAGTCTTAGGTAATATAACATCAAAGTCATATTTCCATCCTATAACAACATCACTGGCTACACTGGTAAGATCTTTAAAATTAACTTTAAAATAATTACCACCACCATCAGATGCAAGTGTAGGTTCTAAACTAAATCCAGATTCAATAAACTGTCCAGTAGCTGTAGTACCTTTAATAATTAATACAGGAGTTAACCCTGTAACATTGTTCCAAGGTAAATAACATTTAGAAAAGTTATTTGTACTATCATAAGCTACAGAAGTAGGTGCAGCATATAAGTCAATACAGGGGTTAATCTTTTGTCCATCATTATTAACAATAATAGCGTCTTCTGGACTCTGACTTAGACTTACTTTAGATAATGTAAACTGGTTAGCTTGTTTTGTAACAGCTAGTAAGTCATCTGTGTCGATAGCGATAGACTGTACTGTTCCGGGTAATTCCCAGTTAAACCAAGACTGTACAAGTGTATCTTTACCATCACTATATGTACGATAAAAATAAATCTTATTACTAGACTGGTCAGACATAGCTATAAACTGGTTCTGAGGACTAGCTATAAGAGTATCAATAGAGTCTGGTATCCATTCGTTTACAACACGTCCTACGTCAAGCACCTGTGGGTTCTCATCCTGACCTCTAGTAAGCATCGCAAATACACGTGTGTAACTTGGTGTCTTACTAATAAAGTTTATGTTTGTACCCATATCAACTGGATCTATATGCTCGTCTACATCATAGTTAGATATAGGAGTAATGTTAGTAGTTGAAGGTGTTAACACTCTATCTGCTGATCGTAATAAGAACTGTTGACTCTTACTAAATAGCACTAGACCTTGGGTTGTAGGTACGATAGCGTGTAAGTTAGCTGGTCGTACAGTAGAAGAGCTGATATCAATAGGGTCTGCATCTGTAATTATCTGAGCTGAAGTATGATAGAAATTAAAATACTTTGCAGATTGACTCATAGACACATTGTCATTAGATAAGAAACCTAGTCTGTTGTTATGAAAGAATGCTTGTTGTATTTTATGACCTACGAAACTGGGGTGAGAGTTTGTTACATCATCTCCTACAATTCTAGGATCCCATGTAAACTGTCTAAATGTAAATTGGTTAAGAGCTGTGTTAACTAACTCATGAGGCATTGTAGCACCGTCTAGACCTGTTGATTTACTAGGGTCAAGTGTTTCTTCCCAGAATCCAATTCCTGATACACCATCATCAGCTACAAATTTAGCAAAGTATGTATCTTTATCAGAAGATGTATTAATAACTTTTACTACATGATTATGAAAAGATTGCATTGGTAACTGTGCTACGTGATCTACTTGATCTTGGAATACAGTTAGCTTGTTGTTTAATGCACCACCTTTAGCAGTAATAGAAAATGCAGTACGTGTACCACTAACTACTCTACTTAATTCAAGTGTGCCTTGATATTTGGTAACTGTTAATCCTGATACACTGAAAGCATCAATACCATTTTTTAAAGTTGTAAGTAATCCATCATAAGTTTCAGAACCACCTGTAGTTGTAGTAAATGTCTGGTCTGATGCACCACCTCCAGCATTTATAGTTACACTATATGTAGAATTTATAGCTGTTTCACTTAATATAAGTGTAGCTCGAGTTTTTTCGATAAATGTAGGATCAGGTATTTTATTTGCAGTCTGTAAATTATTTACAATAACTGAAGTATCTTGTACAGTAAGTATAGAGTAATTTAATCTAGATCCTGTAAGATAGTTTACAGCATTTACAGTTGTACTTGTATCCATATTGACAGTACATGCAGTACCATCTACATTCCAGATAGCTATACTTCCATAACCACTACTAGGTTTAGGAGTTATTACTCCAATATATCTTTCGTCAGTAGTTCTAGCAATATAGAACCATTTACCACCATCATAAGTAGTACCTGTACCTAAGTTTTTAATCCATTTAAATCCAGATCTTTTAGTTAAACCAAAGGTAGGATCAGGGTATCCATTTAGACACTCTCGGACTTGACCGGGTAGTTTCTTGTCGTCTGATTGTCTAGATACTCCACCGAGGTAGTTGTCAATTCGTTGAGTTACTGCTGGCATTATCTCATTAAAGCATGAAAGGGTTGATAAGCTGGGTAGGAATTAGTTTTGTCATAAGGATGTCCAAATATAGTAAACTGTCCTTGTTTGGTTTCGTACTCCATAGCTAGTGCTCTAGCGTACGCTTCTTGTTGTTGTAGCATTTCGTACTGTGTTGGGTCTCCTACAATTCTCTGAGACACCATAGTAGCTGCTCTTGATACCATACTGTTTTGTATTGGTTCTGGTATATCTACCCAATCAAATTCCCATACGACATCACATTCGAGACCTTCAAGATGATCGTCCCAAGTATATCTGTGATGTATTCTATCATATAGCTTACCGTTTCTACGTATAGCATCATACTGCATGTTAGCAGCATTCTTAGATAGTTTAATTTGTAGTATGTTGTTTGGAATTAAAACTTCCTTGTTATTGTCAGGGGTAAATTCGTAGTGAAACTCACTGTTAAATGTCCAGCCTTCAGCTTGAACTTCACGAGTCACCTGTAACAACGTATCATAAGCAATCGCAACGTCCGGGTTGGTTTGATCTAGGGTGGTTACAGGAGCCTGCCCACATGTGGATAGTATTTGATTTATAGCGGGTAGTTCTTTTGTAGCATTTGTGGTTGGAAAAGGCATAATTATAAATAAAAAAAGGAGGACCGAAGCCCTCCGTATATGTACGCATTAGAATGCAGCGTTACCTGATGAACCAACAGCAGCACCAGCAATAAGCTCGACGCATGCAGCAGGGTTTAGGTAGTCAGCACCCATAGCTAGGCGACCTAAGATTACGTCACCTTGGTAAACAACTGAAACGTCACCTGAAGTTACCTGAACCTGTGGTCCGATAGCTTCTACAACGCCAGCTCCTTCCTTCTGGAATATAAGTCCACAAGAGTTAGCAAATTCTGTCTCTTCACCATACTCGTTGTTGATTCCAGTTACATCAGCAGCAGCATCTTCTACAGCTTCGCCGACGAAAGATCCTGTGTTTCCGGGTGATGTAACACCGGGGTTTGTAGCGGAAGCAGAACCATACTTAGTACCATAAGAACTAAAGAATGGGATGTTCATTGACTTGTAGATTTTGATGCCTGCAATCTCAATGATTCCGTTTCCTTTCTGTAATGAGTCACCTTGCTCATCTCTGTTTACAAGACCGTTAGAACCTACAGCTTGTATAAGTTCGTAGTACTGTCTTGGGTTTAGAACACCAACTCTACCATCTGTACTTACTCCTTTTTCGTCAAGAGCAGCAGCAGCATCGTAGAATGCGTTAATCAATGCAGCGGAAGCATAAGCGTCAGATGCTTGGTTGTTTGTACCAACTCTGATCTGTGTTCCACCGGGTTCAACAAAGTTAGACTTTGTGATAGGAGAAGCAGCCCTAGCACCACGAGCAATAGCTCTGAATACTAAGCGGTCATACTTCTGAGCAAGAGCATATCCAATCTTCTTGGAGATCTCTCCTCTAAGCTCGTAGTGAGCTAATGTTTCGTCTAGTTCATAAACGAATGCACTTGAGATTAAAAGATCATCAACAGTGATAGTCTTCTCAGCTACTGGAGGTGCACCGTCGCTGTTACCAAGTATTGACCTTCCGGGTACATGGAACTCAGCGGTTGTGTGTCCTGTGTAGATGAACTGTAAAGACTTACCATTCTTGAGTGTTCTCTTCATCACCAAGTCTCTAGCAATAGCGTTGTGCTCAAATCCTTTGAACATCTCTCCACTGAACAACTTTAAATAAAGTGCTCTAGCGTCGCCTGTTGCGTTTGATTGACCCTGACGGGTTAATGAGGTATTATTACCTGTTGACTGATGAGCCATTTCTAATAAGAATGTATTGTTTTACGTTCTCAGTACTGAAATTTTTTCTCGAGTTTTTTTTGTGTGTCTATCCACACCGTCTAGACGGCAGAAGGTATCCTCGTAAGGGCTAATGCCAAGGGCGGGGGAGTCCGACTCTGAGGTGCTCCCCACGCTGTTAGTAAGAAGGAGTCTCTAACTGTGCGTCAGATTTTTTTTCTTCTTCTTTCTTTTTTTCTGGCTTAGGTGAAAATTGGACTGGATAAGCAACGCCAAATCCACCTTCGCTCTGGTGTTTGTACTCCATTACTTGGTTGTTTTTGTGTACTCTATACCACGATATACGTAAGTTACTGTCATGAGTAATCTCCGATACCTAGTCCCCGTTCCATGACTAGATGACATGCGTCGCAAATGCGATGAACGGACGTGGTATTATTTTTTAGGGGGTCTCCCTTTTTTAGTACCGTAAGTACCTTTACCTTTTGGCATAATTATCCTATAGTTGGTGCAGTTAGAGCTACCGACGTTGAGTCAATAGCAGCTAAGTCTAGTGGGAAGTTGTGAGCGTTACGCTCGTGCATTACTTCCATACCTAGGTTTGCTCTGTTAAGAACGTCACCCCATGTAGGAACAATCTTACCGTTTGCATCAACAACTGACTGGTTGAAGTTGAAACCGTTAAGGTTGAATGCCATTGTGCAGATACCCATTGAAGTTAACCATACACAAACAACTGGGAATACAGCTAGGAAGAAGTGAAGACTTCTGCTGTTGTTGAAACTTGCATATTGGAAGATCAAACGACCGAAGTAGCCATGAGCTGCAACGATGTTGTATGTCTCTTCTTCTTGTCCAAACTTGTAACCGTAGTTCTGTGAATCAAGTCCTGTGGTCTCACGGATAAGTGATGAAGTAACCA